GGGCGCCTGGGGCACCTCGAACAGGCACCCATCCACCCACACCAGAACCGGGGCGGTTAACGGCTGCCCGAACTCAGAGAACACGGGGTGCTCCTCGTCGTCGAGGACCGGGATGTCGCGCTCGATCCCGAGGCGCTGCCCGCCGATCCGGTACACGCCCATATCAGTAGTCGCCAGCTGCGAAGCTGCCCCGCGGGGCAGCGTTAGAGGCGACCGGGATTCCCAGGAGTCGTTTGTGTCGGGCCGTCAGGTAGTCGTCACCGGCGCGGGCTGCCCCGTCGAAGGTGCCGGATTCCTGCCGGTGGGCGGTGATGTTGGTGAAGCTGGTCAGCGGCCCCAGGTGCCCGTAAGCGACGGCGTCGCGGACCACCTCGAACACCACCATCGCCGCGGCGGCGGGGTCGACGTCGGGTTTGCGGGCCCGGATACCGTCGGAGACCACCTGCAGCAGACGTCCTGCGGTCGTCTCCTCCCCATCGGACAGGCTGCCCTGATATTCGGACGTGAAGTCCTCGATGGTCAGGAACGGGGCGCCCACAAGTTCCCCCGATCAGTCCTCGGCGCTGCCGCTTCGGCGGCGGGAACGCGACTCGCCGGCCCCTGCTGGGGTCGGCTTCTCGTCGGGATCTGTGTACAGGGCCAGCGACCCCGCCGCCACCAGAGCAGCGGCGGCGGTGTCGTCGGCCTCGACAGGATGGTCCGGGACCCGCGTGTAGTGCAGGTCACCGACCACACACGGGGTCAGCACCGTGTACAAACCCATCAGTCCACCGCCCCGACCAGATCCCACAGCGCCTCCTTGTTGAGGGGACGCAACTCGGCTTCGGTGTAGGCCGACCCGTCGGCGTGCTCGGCGTTGTCGACCAGCCAGTCGATGAGCGCAGCCTTGGTGGCATGCTCATCGGGTTTCCCGTCACCGGCCGCCCCCGGCGCCGCGGCGGCCGTGTCGACCTCGACCACCAGACCCTCAGCGAGGAAGTGGTCCCGCTGGGCGTCGGACAGCCAGTCGATGACACCGCCGGCATAGACGTGGTGGGTCTGGCCGCGCTCGTCGGCGGCCAGCACCAGGGGGGCGGTGACCTTCCAGGTCATGCCGCGACCCCGGTGATCTTCCACGCCGCCGCCGGCTCCTGCACGATCGGGACCGTGACCCGGCGGCACCGGATGCGCCACTTGTCGGTCTCGTCCTCACGGATGGTCTTGGCCTGAATGCCGACACCATCGGAGGCCACGTAGCCGGGGCCGCCCAGGTTCTCGTCGACCATCGCACCGAGAGCCTTGGAATCAACCACCAGGGCGTAGGCGCTGGACGTTCCCGCGTTGGTCATCGACGGCGACCGCAGCACAGTCAGACCGTCGATCACCGGGAACGTGCCGGTGTACACCGGGTTGTCGCCGTTCTCCCGACGCAGCAACGAGGCCACCGAGGCGTCGGAGATCAGGTTGGCGTAGGTGGCGTCGTCCACGACCAGGTAGTCGGGGTCGTAACCCTGGTTGAGGGCGTCGATCTTCCCGCGGGCGCGGGCGATGTCCCGCAGGATCGACGGGGAACCTGTCGTCCAGGTGGCGATCGCCGCCGTGTTCTGGGTGACCGCCGAATGGATCGCCGACATCGCGACCCCGTCGACGGTCTTGACGGTCTGGTTGACCAGCTTGGTCAGCGCCTTGTCGACCGGGTTGAACAGCTGCCGGGCGATCGCCTCATCGGTGACCTCGGCGTCGTTACCCCACTTGACCGTCTTGGCCAGCGACGCGTTGCCGGTGCTGATCGGGGTCAGCGGGTACTCCGCTCCGGGGGCGACGCTCTGCGGTGCCCGGTCGGAGTAGATCGTCTCCCCGGTCTCGTAGAGCACCGACCCCGAGGTGGTGGCGATACGCCCCGACAGCAGCACATCGGCGATGAACCGCTGCTCGGCGAGGGTCCGCAGGCGGCGCGCCACCAGAGTCGGGGAATTGAGGAATCGGCTGATCGTGACAACATCACCCGACAGACTCGGCTGTGCGGGAGGATAAAGAACGGCCATGAGTTAACTCGCTTTCTTGTTCCTGCCCGCTGTCAGCGGAACAGCTTGACGGTGACCTTGGAGGCGGCGGCCTTCAAGGCCACGCCGATGACCTGAATGTCGTTGGCCGCGGAAGGGGTTCCCTGCGCCGCCACCGCGCCGGACGCCGCGGTGGTCACCAGATCGCCGGCGGAAATGGAACCGCTGGCGGCCAGTTCATGGACACCGCCGGACAGGACGGTCACCTCGGCGCCGGAACCGGCGTCGAACGCCGCGATGCCGATGTAGGCCGATGATGCGCCCGAGGCCGCTGCCACGGTGTCGTCGCCGGAGACCACCAGCGCCTGGCCGGCGGTGACCGATCCGGACGTGGTGCGGGTGAACGCCTGCCCCGGAGCGAAGATGTGGGTGTAGTCGGTTGCCATGTCAGGCGTCCTTTCCGAACAGCGACGCGTAGATCGCGTCGTCCTCGTTGGTGATATCAGCGGTCACGCCGTGGCCCTTCTCGGTGAGCGGGACCAGCCCGGGAGCGAGCGCGTTGATCACCGCGGTGTGACCCTCGCGGTCGGCGGCCAGCGCCGTCAGGTGATGATCGCGGCGGGCGACCGGGAACTTGCCGTCCGCGATGGCCGCATCCACGAGGCGCTCGTCGGCCTCGCGGATCTGCTGGGCGCGGGCCTGCGCACCGGCCTGCGCGGCGGCCAGCAGCGCGGCGTGCTGGTCGGCGTCGATGACGGTCAGGTTGTGTCGGGCCGCCACCTCGGTCAGTTGATCGACGCTCGGCTCGACCGGCTCGACCGGGGTGTCCTCGGAGCGCTCGTCGAGGGCCTCCGCGGCGGCGGCCAGAATGGTGCCCTCGTCGGCGTCGGCGGGGATGCCGAGCAGCTGCGCGAGGCCTTCCTGCAAGGTAGGCATATGCCTGTCTCCTTCTGTGTGTTGTGAAACAACCTCGGCCTCGGCCGAAGGGGTCTGGATCGCCGGCGGGGCCGGTGCGTGGGCGCGGCCGGCGTGAGCGAAAACCGACAGGTCGAACTTCGCCGCGATAGCGCGGGCGTCAGCGCTGCCGGTCTCCACCCGATCCGCCAGCCCCGCCTCGACGGCCTCGTCGGCGGAGTACCAGGTTTCGGCGGCCATCACCGCACGCCAGTCCTCGACGGTGCCGCCGGCGCGGGCGGTGTAGATGGCGGCCAGGTTGGCGTTGACCGCTTCGAGGCGGTCGGCCATCTTGCGCATGTCCTCCGCGCCGCCCACCACCGCAGCGCGGCCGTTGTGGATCATCAGTTCGCTGTTGCGGTTCATGACGATCTCGTCGCCGCCCATCGCGATCACCGACGCCGCCGACGCAGCCAAACCGTCAACGACGACAGTCACTTTCCCCGGGTGGCCGCGCAGACTGTTGAGGATCGCCACCCCGTCGTAGACGTTCCCGCCCGGGGAGTTGATCCGTACCAGCAAGTCGCGGCTGTCGTCCAGGGCGGCGATGTCGCGGGCCAACTGCTCGGCGGAAACCCCGAACCACGAGTCGATCTCGTCGTAGATCAGCACCTCCGCCGGGCCGGTAGCGTCCGGGGCGGCGTTGCGGATCTGGTACCAGGTCGGGCGGGCGGTCACCATAGCGTCGGTTCTCCTGAATCGGCGCCCAACGTGATGCGGGCGCGAGCCTCCGGCGGTGCCGGCGGTGGGGGTGTCTCCGGGGAGGGCTCCGGGGAGGACGGCGGCATCGCGGTGTCCGGGTCCGGGGATGGCAGCCCGGTGGACTGGCGGATGAACATCTCCAGCCGCTCATCAGGGGTGAGCAGGCCCGCGTTGGTCAGCATCTGCAACGCCGCGGCGGTCGCGTCCTGCCGCGACCCGATCTCGTCGAAACTCAGCAGCGGTGTCGGCTCGTCGGGCCCCCAGTTCAGGTCGACGAGATCCTCCACGACATGCGCCTGGGCGGTGTCGCGGATGTCGTCGGCCACAGTCTGCACCGACTGCACGAACGTGTCAGCCTGCACCGACGCCAGCGCATACGAACCGCCCTTGCCGTCAAGGTTCAGGAAGTGCGCCAACGCCACCAGAGCCATCTGATGGTCGTGATACTCGATCGCCCGGCGCGGATCCATCGGAGTACCGGCCGGGGACATGATCCCCGCCTCCTCACCCTCGGTCAGCGCCAAACCGGCCGACGCGCCACCGGAATACTGCGAAGCGATCTTCAGGAGCTCATCCATGCGCTCTTCGTCCTCGGAGTCCGAGGCGTTTCCCTTGATCCACGGCACACCGATGCCGTGCCGGCGGGCCGCGGCGGCCTCAATCCGGATCAACTCGTCCTTGAGTTTCCAATGCTTGTAAGCCGGGCGCAGCAGACTGTTCCCCGTCCACACCCCCGGATCGGGGTCGCGGGTGTAGACGACCAGACGGGACACCTCAATCGCATCGCCCATCGACTGCGGCGCCAAAACCAGCATCCCCGGCGCGGTGAACGTCCCCGCCGGCCACTGCTGCACCGACACCAGACCACCGTCGGGGGCGACCTGCCAGTACGCGATCGACGACTGCGGCCTCGGCGCCAACTTGTGCAACACCAACCGCGCACCGGAACCAGTCCCCTCGACGCGGTACACCTGCTCAAACAGTGCGTGTCCGTACTGCTGACAGGTCAGGGCCTGCTGCAGGTGGGTGCGCCACGAGAACCGGTCACGAGTCCGCGGGGTCGGGGCGTCATCGCTGGCCCCCTCGATCGGCAGCCCCAGGTTGCGGGCCACGAACTCCACCACCTCGTCGCGGGCCCCGTTCGGGCTGATCCGCCACGCTGTGCGCCGGATCGGCAGGCCGATCGCCCGCAGCACCGACGCGATGCGGGCATCCTCCCGCGCCATCCGGGTGTAGGTGTACACCGAGTTCGGCCACATCAACTCGGGAACCTGCTCGAACTGGTCCAGCGGCCCAGCCCAACTCGGCTGCGAGACGACGTAGCCCTTCTCGGTACGCGGAGCGGCGGTCTTCGCTGCCATGTCGCCGCTCCTCTCTGCTAGAACGCCATGCTCATGGCGTCGACTTCGCGATCCTCAATCCTCGGCCGGGACCGCCCGGTGCGGGCGCCCACCGACTTACGCCGCGGCGGGCTGCCGAACTTCAGCAACGCCCACCGCGCCAACGTCGCCCCCACCAACTGCGCGTGAGACACCGGATCGAACACCTGCCACACGAACCCACCCGAAGGAAGCTCATGCCTGTAGGCGCGGGCCATCGCCTCAGCCAGACCGGGCTGGCCGCTGTGCGACAACGCCCCCGACGTGGCATCCGACAGGAACCCGCCACACGCCTGGGCCTCCTCGCTGCGATTCGGTGTCACCGCCTCAATCCCGGCGGCCTCCAACTCAGGAAGCACCTGCGCCGACGCGCCACGCCCCACCACCACCGCCGCCGGGTTCCACGCAGCCACCACATCAACCAGACGACGCACCACCGCCGCAGCGGGCGCATCATCAGCCCAACCCACCTCAATGTGGATACGGCCATCAGTGGTGCGCTGAGCGGCAGTGATCGCCCAGGTCTTCTCCCTCGTCAACACCACCACCCGCGGCCCGCTCACCCGAGCACCCGGATCAGCCAACGACTCCCACTGCCCGATCTCCGAAGACCGGCCGTTCTCCGGCGGCGGATAGTCACCCCACCCCAACCAGTCAGCGTCGAACAGAGCCAAATCGGCGGCACCGGCATCGCGTGCTCCCTGCAAATGGGCCGCCATCTCCCGGTCGTTGCCCACCACGCCGTAGGACGGCTGCGCCAGCGGATAGGCAGCCGGGTCACCACGCTCAAAACGCCGCGGCGCCCGGTACAAAGCCCCGTACAGGCCGGGCGCCCCACCAGACTCAACAGTGCGAACCAGCCCAGAGAAACGGTGGCAGTGCGGATGCTGGGTGATCACCGGCGGCGTCGAGGCGTAGATCGTCTGCGGATTCGGCGACGCGGCCTGCGCCCCGGTCAGGTTCGCGACCTCCGCGGGCACCAGGTCGTAGGACTCGTCCAAGATCAGATCGTCGATCTCAGTGAAACCACGCGCGAAGTGCCGGGTCCGCGGCCCGAAATTGAACTTCACCACATGCTTCTCGCCGGGCAACGGCTTCAGCACGATCACCCCGCGGTTACCCGCCTTAGACGGCGGCGCCGCCAACCGCCGGCGCAACGACGGGGTGCGCTCGATGATCGCGATGACCCGATCAAACACATCCTCCACAGTCGCCCACTGCTGAGCGGTGTAAACACCGCGGCGGCGGCGCTTGAACAGCCGCCACAAGATGATCAAAACCAAAATCCAGGTCTTGCCCTGCTGCCGGGTGACCTCCATCAACGCCACCCGATGAGTCCACAGCCGATCGTCGTCCAACGACGAAATCGCCCGCACCTGCATCAACTCCCACGGCATCAGCCGCAAGCCCAGACGGACACCGAACTTCGCCATGGCATCACCCTCGGACTCATCCCCCGGATGCCAGCACTCAACCTCGGGACACTGCCGACCCGTCAGCCGCGACCAATCCCCCAACCACTCCGGCCACTCATCCGGCCAGACACGCTCATTCGTCGTCGAGGACATCGTCGTCGTCGAAGTTCAACGCGATGTTCGCGCGCTGCTTGTGGACCTCGGCCAGCAGATGACGCAACTCGGCGGTCAACTGGCGGCGCTCCCGCACCACATCGGAGATCCGCACCTCAACCACCTGCTCGGAGTTCACCCGAACCTGCATCCACGCCGACCGCTTCCCCGCGATCAGCTGGTCGCAACGCTCAATCAGGTCCGCGAACTGCGCCGCATGCCCGATCAGCTCCCGCACCGTGACCGAATCCCCATCCCCGGACAACTCCGCCGCCAACCGCTTCCCTGCCGTCACGAAACCACCCCTGAACAGCGGAAACGCAGCAAACAACCACCCCGCGCCAGCAAACACGATCCCGACCCCAGCAACCCCGCGAACCGGCCGACGGCCGGGCACGAGTTAGCTGGAACCCGATGCGGCGCAGGCGATTTCGCGGCCAGGGGGCTAGAAATTGTCACTTTCAACCGCTTTAACAATCTGACCTGCGGTTTTCCGTAAAAAAAACGTCCTGAGTCCCGGTCTATCCCCTTGTCCCACCCCACCTCGAACATTTTCGGGGGGTGGGGGTGTTTGCTGGCCGTTGCCAACTCGGGCCGCGCGCGGACTACAGCAAACTCTGGGCCGACTCCAGCAAACATTCGACCTGGCCCAGCAAACATCGGTATTGCGTTGCGCTGCAACGGGTTTCGCGTCACCACGGCCACGCCATGGCCAGGCGTGCAACGGGTTGCGCGCCACGGTTCACGGCGGCCAGGTGGTCGTTGACGCCGTCGCCGCGTTGG